ATTTTGTAATATCTATCGTGGTATAATGATGAAGGTGATGAACAATGGCTGATGTTAGCATAGGAAATATATATTCCACTAAAGTTCCAGGCTATGAAGATGCCGCAGATATTCAGACTGCTCTGAGAGCATACCATTACGGCTCAAGCACATATGATGAAACAAACAGCAATACTGCTGCATTAGTAAATCCATCAATTGCATACCATTTAAAAAACATTCAAGACTCAATTGATGCATTAGAGGCATTAGGAACAGGTTCGGTTGTTTCAAACACACAACCAACAACAGTTCAAGAAGGATTATTATGGTTAGACATAGATTCAACACCAGGAAACACACCAGTAAACCCAACAGCAATTTATACAGCAATAGAACCATCAACACCAACAGATGGAACCCTTTGGGTAGTAAAAGGATCTAGCCCACTTGAAATGAAAATTTATAATTCAGCAACTTCCGATTGGGATACCATAGGTGCATAATGTCTGATAACATAGTTTTAAAAGAAATTGCAATTGCAAAACTAGTTGCACTAGGTTTAACAGAAGAAGAACTTAAAGCAATAGGAATCGGTGAATAATGGCGTCATTAAATACTACTGGTAAAACAGCATACGTTTACGATCAAGAAACAGACACATTTTACGCACTTGGTGCAAACACAAACACTGCTGCAAATTATATTTGGTCTGGAACACAAGAATTTCAAAACAATGTTACATTTGCAGATACCAATGCAGTAATTACTGCTAAGGCTGGAATAAACAACTTTTTAAATCCTGCAGCAAGAGATGCAGCATTATCTGCACCAGTAAGAGGAACAGTTTGTTTTGTTAGACAAACCGCAGGTGCTGTAGCAATTAATGATTTACAATTTTATAATGGAACTAATTGGATATCTTATGGTGGTTTGGTTACTTTTAATAAGCAGGCTGGTAGCGGAACACAAAATTATGATTTAACATTAAATGATATTGGTCAAAGTATAACTTTTGATTCTACAGGAGCATGGACAGTAACTATTCCACCTAATTCAAGTATTGCTTTTCCAATAGGATCAGAAATAGATGTTTTTAGAATGAATACTGGGTCTGTTACATTTGTTGCAGGTGCAGGAGTTACTTTAAATAGTAAAAATACAAATAAAGCAATTGCAGCAAGGTACTCAGGTGCATCCTTGTTTAAGTTTGATACAAACACCTGGCTTCTAGTCGGCGACTTGATCGCATAGGGGTTTGCTATGGCATTATTTGGAAAACTAGTTAAATACGTTGTAAAAAAAGGAATGAAACTGGTTCCTAATTTTATTGGAAGAACAAGTGCACAGGCTCAAGCAGATGTTGTATCTGAAGGTTTTATTTTAGGTAATGTAACCACTACAGTTTCTGGAGAACCAACAGAACTTGCAAATGATGGAAAAGTTGTTGAACAAATTCCAGCAGTAACAACACCAGCAGATTATGAAGCACCTGTTGATTTGACCGTAAGACAGTTTAGTTTTACACCATTTGGTGTATTTGGATTTTCCCCATTTCAAGTATTTGGGTTTTCACCTTTTAACGTTTTTGGATTTTCACCATTTAACGTATTTGGGTTTTCGCCTTTTAGAGTATTTGGATTTTCACCAACTACATATGGAGTTACGCCTACTCCATATTGCATAGATGAAAATACACCAGTACTAACTAAAGAAGGATATAAGTTAGCAAAAGATATAGTTGTTGAAGATATATTAATTACTAAAACTTTTGACAGTTTACCTATAACAAACCACGAAGGATTAAAATCTTGGTCAGGTAATGTAGTTACTGAGTATAACACTGTAGAGTCTAAAGTAACAAACATTAAAAAAACTAATGTTTCTGAAACCATTATAATTAACGATGATATTTATAAAAGATTTTCTACTCAAGAAGATATTTTAGTAATAAGAGATAATAAACTAATATTTTGTGTTGCTTCTGAATTAAAAATAAATGATCAAATAGCAAAAAGTCCAACCGAAATGATTGGCGAAGCAGCATGTATTGTTTATAAAATAGAAACAGTAAAAGAAGATAGAAATGTTTATGATTTTATGAGAGAACCATTTGGCTTGGTTGTAGCAGATTCTTTACTTGTATATAACGCTTATCCAGTAAATTAATCTTTAGGAAACTGGTACATAAATTCTCTAGTTTTTGAAGTTATGCCTTTCCAAGGTCCCCAATTTTTTCCACCATTACTCATTATGTAAGCAACTTGACAGTTAATTGATGGATTTAAAAGTTGACTAGTGTAGTCTAAATTATATTTTTCTTTTCTATCAGCATTAAGGTCACCAATCATATTTATTTGAAACAATCCGTATGACTTGTCTCCAGTGCTTTTATTGCCATTAAAAGCCAAGGCGTTACCCATTGATTCTTTTTTAACAATGGCCCAAGCCTCAACTAAGTGTTTATTTTCAAAACCACAAGCAGATAGCAAAGTTTTTAGTTCAATGTCAGTAAGTTGTCCTTTATCCTGATATTCAGCAAGGGTTCTTACATTATCTCTAGATGGTTTATTTAAATGATCTGGCCTAGAAAGCAAAAAAACCGCCTCAGCGGTAAATGTTGCATATTTATCGTTTTTTAGGTTAGTTTCAACACCTTGAGCATTAGAAATGTTCAAAAATACTGAAGATAATCCAAGACTTGCGAGCAATCCTATTAAAAATTTTTTATCTTTTTTCATAGTTCTCTCCTAAGAAAACATGACACCCTTGGTAGGTGTCATATATCAAGTATAACATCTATTTGCCAGCAAGTCAAATCAAAAATGTCATATTAGTAAGATAATACAAAAAATTATTTAAAATGATATAATATTTGTATGGCAACAGGTCAATCAAGCATATATAATTTACCATACCCACAAGTTAATGATAGTGTAAACGTACATGGAGATATTGCTTCTTTAGCAACTTCATTAGATAATACACTTGCTGGACTTGGCTTATCTTACATGAAATTAGATGTAATTAATACATCTGGAGCATCAATTGCAGCAGGATCTCCTGTATTTATTAATGGTCATGATTCAGGAGAAGATTTAACAACAATAGGAAAAGCAATTCCTACAACAACTTCACCAATATTAGGATTATTAAAATCAACAACAGCAAATAATGCACAAGGAATATGTGTAGTATCTGGAGTGTTGCCAGATGTTAACACATCTGAATTTGTTGCAGGTGATATTTTATACGTAAAGACTGGTGGAGGATTAACAAACGTTAGACCAGCAGGTGGTGCAGGTGCAGTAGCAGTTTGTGCTTACGCAGATGCATCTAATGGAGTTCTTGTAGTTACCGCCAAAGGTAACGGTACTTGGGGAGCATTAAAGAACGGTCTTTCGTAATTATTTTTTGAATCATGATATAATTACAGTATGGCCATCCTTAGAAACTCATCTCAAGATTTATACAACGTAGGTGCTAAACCCCCAACTGTTAAATGGACAGTAGTTCGTGGTGACACCTCAGCATTTAAAGTTTACGTAACAGATGATGAACAATCTCCTTTAGTTATAGCAGATTGGGACATTGCTATGAAAATTAAAAGACCAAACCTTACTGCAGATCTTGGAGTTATTACAGATAATGCAAATACAGTTATGCTCTTGACACCAGCAGCAGATGCAGATGATTTGGCTGGAGAGTTTACAGTTAAACTTGCAGCAGAAGAATCACAGAATCTTCAAACAGGAGATATCTTTGATATTGAGTTATCTGCAGCAGACATTGTTTGGACAGTTGCACAAGGTAGTCTAATTATCCTTGAAGATGTAACTGACTAATGGCAACAGCAATTATTGTTGATGACAATAAACAAAAGTTAAGAAGTATTGAAACTTCAGATTATTACCAAACCAACATATATTACAAACCTGGCACGGTAGAAATAAATTACATCTTACCTTTTAGAATAAGATTTACAACAATAACAGTAGAAGGATATGGTCCAGGTAATGTGCCCCCAATTCCTTTACAGGTTATTGGCTATAGCAACTATATTCTTTAGAATAGAGCATAAAAATGTTAGATATGATTAACGGTTTATTTTATGAAGTTATAAAGCCAAGTAAAACATTGGCAGGATGTATTGATGTATATGAAAATGTTTGGAAAAATCCGTTACAAACAATTGCAGATGTAGAAAAACAATGTTCTGATTCAAATAATAATCTTGATTGGTCAAAGGCAGCAATATTAAATCATGAAGATAACACACCAAATTATGATCAAAAAATAAGAACTAACTATGATCTGGGTATTACCTATCAATCAAAATTAGAGAATTATTTAGCACAACAAATTCATAATCAAATGTATACGCTTCTTCTTGCTACCACCATAGATTATAACAAAAGATATGGATTAGATTTTAATATAGAAAAATCGGTGTTGTGGCATGAAGATTATAATATGTTAAAATATTCTTTTGGTCAAGAATTTCATTCTCATTTTGATGGTGGAACTGATTCTGGTAGATATTTATCAGCAGTTTTATATCTTAATGATAATTATGAAGGTGGTCAAATTGAGTTTGTAAACTTTAATATAACAATTAAGCCTACTGCTGGAACGTTACTTTTGTTCCCCTCAAATTACGCATACCGTCACAAGGCCCATCCAGTTACATCAGGAACAAAATATGCAATAGTAACATGGTTACGTGATAGACCTTTTCAAGAAGAAAGGCATAATGGTGTAGAATAGACATATGACTAAAAAAGAAAAACCTAACATTTTTATAGCAACCCCAATGTACGGTGGGGTTTGTCATGGATACTTTATGAAGAGCATTATGGGACTAGTAATGAAACTAACCTATAAAGGATACAAAGTAACGTTTAACGATTTATACAATGAATCTTTAATCAACAGAGCCAGAAACACCCTTACAGAACTATTTTTAAGATCTGATGCTGACTACCTATTGTTTATTGATGGTGACGAAGGTTTTAACGCTGATGGTGTTATAGATATGATTGATGCAGATTTAGATATTATTGGGGCTGCCGTGCCAATGAAAGCAATTAACTGGGCTAACGTAGAAAAAGCAGCAGAATTAAAAAAACCTGATTTGAAAAGGTTTGGATCTTATGTAAACATAAACTTTGTTGATAGACAAGACTTGCATAAGGTAGCAGATAATCCTAAAAAACCATTAGAGGTAAAAAACATAGGAACTGGTTTGCTGTTAATTAAACGTAATGTTTTTGAAACAATGAAAGAACATGTTGGAAAATATAAAAGTGATCAACTAGATTTGGGTGGTATTAAAAAAGGTGAATACATTTATGATTTTTGGAAAACACAAGTAGACCCAGAAGAAGAAAGACTTTTGTCAGAAGACTACTATTTCTGTACACTATGGCGTAAACTTGGTGGTTCTGTGTATGTAGCACCACATGTTAAAGTAGTGCACGTAGGAACCTATATATTTGTTTAATTTATAAAAAGTTATAAAAATAATGTTATAATTTAGTCATGGCACAACAATCAATTGCAACAGTAAAATCACGTTATGAGACTGGCGATAGGCCATCTCAGCAAGACTATGAAGATTTAATTGACACTACCGCGTCCCAAGCAACACGCCTTGGCACCTTCGGTAATAACGACAACACTATTTCTGAAATTGAAAACACTACAATATTAGATAGTCATAATGCAACAGAATGGAGAATGGTTAAGTATCTTATTTCCATCTCTAAAACAACAGCAGGAGATAACCTCTTCTACGCAACAGAATTGACCATATTAAATGACACGGAAGATAGTTCCATTTCCGAATATGGAACAATAGACAACGATGGGAATATTGGAACCATAAGTGTCTCGAGGGCTGGAAATACAGTGGCTTTAACAATCACTCCAGACCCAGTAATACGGCCAGTCACTGTGCGTTACGCACGCATGGGACTTAAGGCATAAGGAGATAAAAAATGGCAACAGTAACAAAAAATTTCAAGATTAAACATGGTTTAGTCGTTGAAGGAACAACAGGTACAATTAACAACTTTGACATCTTAACAAAAAGTACAGATGATCAAAACTACATTATAGACCTGGTTGGTGGAGACGCTTCATCAAACGCAGTAGCAAACACACTAGTACTTCGTGATGCAAATGCAAACTTTCTTGCAAATACAATCACAGCAGACTTAGTTGGAGATGTAACTGGTCAAGTATCAGACATTTCTAACTTTACTACTGATAATTTATCAGAAGGAACAACAAATGAATACTTTACAGCAGAAAGAGCACAAACTGCATTATCAGGAATGTACGATCCTGCAGGTTCTGCCGCAAATGCTTATTCAAATGCAACTGCTTACACAGACCTAGAAGTAGGTAATGCAATTGCTGATTTAGAAGACTATGCAGATTTTGCAGCAGGAAATGCTTTAGCAAATGCAAACTCATACACTGACAACGCAATTTCTAATGCAGTCTCTGACTTAGAAGAATACACTGACTTTGCAGTAGGCAATGCAGTGGCTGACTTAGAAGATTATACAGACTTTGCAGTAGGTAATGCAATTGCTGATTTAACAAACAATGCACCAGCGTTATTAGATACACTTAACGAAATCGCAGAAGCAATTGGTGACGATGCAAACTTTGTTGGAACAATAACCAACTTGGTTGCAGAAAAACAAAATGCTTTGATTGCAGGAACTGACATTGAGATTACAGGAAACACAATTAACTTTACTGGAAGTTATGATGTTTTAGGCTCAGCAGATACTGCTTATTCAAATGCAGTTACTTATATTGATCTAGAAATAGGAAATGCATATGCAGATTTAGAACTGTTTGCTAACAACGCAGCAGGAAATGCTTTAGCAAATGCAAATTCTTACACAGACAATGCAATTAATCTTTTGTCAACAACTGATATTGAAGAAGGAACAAACGAATATTTTACTGATCTTCGTGCAAAAACTTCAACAGCAGATTTGTTAACAAATGCAACATTAATTAACCTTTCTATTACAGGTAATGCTACTGCAGGACTAACAATAGAAGCAGAAAATGGTGTAGGAGATTCTAACACAGATGCTTTGGTTGAAGGTTCAACAAACCTTTACTTTACAGATCAACGTGCAGTAGATGCTCTTGAAGCAGTGATACCTAATTTCACAGAAATTGATATCAACGATGTTGCTAGACAAGTAGCAGCAACAGTAAATGCTCCAACAGCAAGCACAGTTACAGCAATTGACTGGGCATTGGCAGAATATCGTTCAGCCGAATTCTTAGTAAAAGTTGCTTACGGTGCACACACAGAAATATCAAAGGTTCTATTAACTCTTGATACTTCAAACAACATCGCAATCACAGAATACGCAATTGTAGGAACAAATGGATCAGCATCCACAATTTCTGCAGACGTAAACGGAACAGATGTAAGACTAAGAGTAGCAACAGCCAATAACAACTCAGATGTAACAGTTGTTGGTACATTGTTAGTCTAGTAAAAAAATTAGGGGGCAGTAAATGACTACAAATCTAAAAGATTTTAAAGTCAAGAATGGATTAGTCGTAACTAACGGCGGTTCATTTGGAAACGCGGTAGCAGTAGGAACACCTACACACTCAAGTCACGCTACTACTAAAGAATACGTAGATTCTGTAGTAAATAGTACACCAGTATCAAATACTGCCCCTATTTCTCCAGATAATGGAGATATGTGGTTTGATACCACGGTAGAAAGATTAAAAGTGTATTATCAAGATGATTGGTTTACAATTGCAACAAGTAATGATGTACAAAATATTCCAGATCACATTCATGATACATCAATTGATGGAGACGGAAGAATTTCTACAGTATTTTGGGATTCTGCAGAATATGATGATCCACAAATTTCTACACTAAGCGGTGGAACACCGTTTTCAAATTCATGGGCAGCAATATTTGATGGTGGAAACCCAGATAGTGAATATTAATTAATAATAGTTTAAAAAAACTGTTATAATTAAAAAAGTAGGCAACCCCTACAAGGAGAAGATAAAATGGCAACAAGGATGCTCCAACGCAGAGGAACTGCAGAACAATGGTCCAACGCAAACCCTATATTGGGTGCAGGCGAAATTGGTTTTGAAACCGACACAGGACAGTTTAAAATTGGTGATAACAGCACCAACTGGGACGATTTGTCATACTTCAAAAACTTAGAAGATTTAGGTGGAAGCCTAGACGATTACATTTTATTAGAACAAAAAGGTACAGCAAACGGTGTTGCTACATTAGATGGAAGCAATTTAATCCCTGAAGCACAAATACCAGATGCCATTGCTAGAGTTACATATGTAGCAAACGCAATTTCTAACGCTATATCAGATTTAACAAATAACGCACCAGCAATACTAGATACCCTTGCAGAACTAGCAAATGCTATAAATGCCGATGGAGACTTTTATTTAACTGTAGCAAATACTATTAATAACAGTTTAGATGCTGCTAACGAATACACAGATAATAACATAAATACTTTAGCAAACAACGTTGCAGAAGAAGCAGAACTATTAGCAAACACTGTTGCAAATAATCTTGCAAACGCAGTTGATACATTAACAAGTGCTATTGGAAATGTTGCAGGAAATCTAGAAGAAGAATTATTAGTTGTAGGAAACACAATAGCAAACGCAATCACAGATTTAGAAGAATACACAGATAATGCAATTTCAGATCATAATCTAGAAACATTAAATGTGCACGGTATATCAAATACAGCAGTACTTGTAACATTAACAGATTTAAGCAATCACGAATCTGATACATCAAACGTACACGGTATTACAAATACCTTGGCAATAGTACTTACAGATGATGCAAGACTTTCTGATGCAAGAACACCACTTGATAACTCTGTTACAAATAACTCTATATCAGGAACAATTGATCAAAATAAAATTACAGACCTTGCAACAACACTAGGAAATCTAGCATCCCTTTCAGGTGCAGCCTTCACTGGTAACGTTTCAACAACTGGTAGTCTTACAGTAGACGGAGATTTCACTGTAAGTGGATCTAACGTTCTTGTGTCTGCAACACAAATTCAAATCGAAGACACTTTACTACAACTTGGACACACAAATGCTAACAACGTAGCAGATCTAGGTTTGGTAGTTTCTTATAATGATGGAACACAAAAACATGCTGGTATCGTCAAAGACGTTACAGACAACAAATGGAAATTGTTTGATGGTGTTACAGATGAGCCAGCAACTACAGTTAACTTTGGACAAGGTTCACTAGATGTCTTGGCACTTTTGACACTTGAGGCAAACTCAATCACTGCAACATCAGATATCACTGCAAACGGAATCGTATTTGCAGACGGTACACAAAGATTAGAAGGTGTACCTTCACAGACACCAATTATTCAAAAGACAGCAAATTATACTTTGTCAGCATTGACTGAAAGAGACAACTTGATAGAAATAGATAGTGCTAGTGCAACAACACTAACTATTCCTCTTAACTCAGCAGTAGCCTTCCCAGTTGGAACTTCACTTGATATTCTTCAAACTAATACAGGTCAAGTAACAATCGCAGGAGACGCAGGAGTAACAGTAAATGCTACACCAGGTCTCAAATTACGTACACGGTGGTCATCTGTTACTCTTTTCAAGAGAGCAACTAACACCTGGGTCGCATACGGCGACTTAACTGCATAACAGTTTGATATAATAAGACTAAGGAGATAACATGGCAATAGGTAAAAGAGCAGGTAGAAAGTCACAGCAGGCTAATGACTTTTTAGAACCACAGCAACCAACAATTACTTCAGCAACTAACGTTGGTACAGGTCGGGCTTTTAATAATGGTGCAGTTGATGTAGCATTTACATTACCAGCAAATTCTCCAGCAGCAACAGGTTTCACAGTGACTTCAAGTCCTGGATCTCTTACAGCAACAGGTGCAACTTCTCCGTTGCGGGTTACAGGATTATTGTCAGATACAGGTTATACTTTTACAGTTGTTGCAACTAATGCATCAGGTAACTCAATTGCTTCAGCAGCATCAAGCACAGTAACTGTTACAACAGTACCTGCAACACCTTCAGCACCAACTGCATCATCACCAAATGCTAATCAAGATCAAATTTCATGGAGTGCACCAGCAAATGGTGGCTCAGCAATTACAAATTATTACTGGGAATCAACAGACGGTAAATCAGGAAACACTGGAGTTACCACTTCTGCATCACTAGGACAAGAAGCAGGAACAGCACAACAGTACAAAGTTCGGGCAACTAATGCTAACGGAACCTCAGAATTTTCTGCACTATCAAATTCAATAACAACTACATTTTCTTTCGTACCTTTTGGTGTGTTTGGTTTTTCACCATTTACAGTGTTTGGTTTCTCACCATTCAACGTATTTGGTTTCTCACCATTCAGAGTATTTGGTTTCTCACCATTTAGAGTATTTGGTTTCTCACCAACTACATATTGTGTAGACGAAGATGCACCAGTTCTTACAACAACTGGAAATAAAAAAGCAAAAGACATTGAACTTGGAGACATGTTAATTGTAAAAGCATTTGAAGAAATGCCTGTTGGAGATTTACCTAAAATTATTTTTTGGAAAAAGAAGGGTAATTTAACAAATTATAGAGAATTAGAAGCACAAGTAACTAAGATTACACCAACAACAGTACACGAAACTGTTATGTTTAACAATAATCCAGATATGAGATTTTCTTTGTTAGAAGATATGTTTGTAATTAAAAATGGTATGTATCAATTCATATCTTCAAGAGAAATACAACCTGGAGACAAAATAATTACAAGAGACTCTTTAATGGTAGTAGAAACTGTTGAAATAGTTAACGAAACAAGAACTGTTTACAGTTTTGGAAGATATCCAATTGGATTGGTTATAGCAGGAGGATTAGTTCATTATAATGAATTTGCTCCTGAAGAAATAGAAGTACCAGAAGGCTGGACAGGACCAATTTACTAAGACATTATTAGCCATATGCTACAATAGTTGTAAGCAGATAGGAAAATAATGAGACAAGGTCCACCACCAGAATTACGTGGTATTCAAGAATCAATTAAGCCACACAAATTTTTTGAAAGACATCTAAATAATGATTTAGATTTATTAGCAAATGAATTAACTGATAGATATCAAAGTATTGAAAAAGTAGAACTAGACGGTATTACTCCAGTTAATAGTAAAGATTATTGGCAAGAGTCTGGTAGCGTTTCTACAGTTAAATGGAGAGAATATAACGTATTTCAATTTCATATTGATGGTATATATGAGTTATATAAAAATATTCAAGACATGGCGAAAGAGGCTTGTGAATATTATGAAATAGATTTTGAAAAACAAAGATTTATGTTGCAAGGATGGTTTAATATAAATCATACCAAAAAAGGAAAACTAGACTGGCATGATCATGGACATACTGGTGCTCCAAATAATTTTCATGGATATTACTGCGTAAAAGCAGAACCATCATCAACTTATTATAGAGTTTTTGGTAAAGATATGGAAAATAAAAATATTGATAATCGTGCTATTTTTTCAGAAATGGGACATCCTCATGCACAAGGTGATTGGGATTGGGAAGGACCAAGAATTACAGTTGCATATGATGTTGTAACTTTGGAAGAGTTAAAACATGCTGGTAAAGATCATGAGCAACACTGGATACCTTTGATATGATAAAGGAAAAACCAACACATAAATTTTTTGAAAGATATGTTGATAACGATCTAACACAACTTTCAAGATATTTGTTAAAACTTGAAAAAGATTTATTTGAAGGAGTTTATCCAAAAGTTTCTAAGGAGTTTGCCAATAATATTGGTGGTGTTCATAATTTAGGAACAAAATTTAATATTTTTCAATGCTATAACCCACAAATTCATAAGTTGTTTTCTGCACTTAGAGAATTAACTATAGAGGCTTGTAAGTATTACGATATTGATTATACAAAACAGTCCTACATGGTTCAAGGTTGGTTTAACACAGACGGAATAGCAGAGCCACCAATTAATGAATCAACTCATTATCACGATCATCTAGGTGGTACTGGTGTACCAAACTTTCATGGTTATTACTGTGTAGATGCTGAGCCATCTTTTACTTATTATAAAATTGGTGGTCAGGATAAAGAATCAATTCAAAATATTAACAAGAACAATAGAGCCATATTGTCAGAAACTGGTCACCCACATGGAATAGGTCCTTGGCCTTTTGATAAACCAAGAATTACTATTGCTTATGATATATCTCCAGTTACTCATATGAGTGGAAGTGAATTACAACATTGGGTTCCTTTGCCTTAAACAAGATTGTTTGTTTTATTGTTGGTCATAAAATAAAGAGTACTACTTGTCCATATACTAAAAATACATACACGTTATGTGAACGTTGTAATCCAAAACAACATACAGCAATGTCGTTTCA